GAAAATTTACCCATATGGATTCAGCAGGGCATCAGAGAATGGAACAAGGGTAGCATAGAGTTAGAAAATGGTTCTAAAGTATTTACTGCAGCTACAGCGGCGTCTGGTATTCGTGGTAAGTCAGTTAACTGGTTGTACATTGACGAGGCCGCCATCATACCCAACAATGTAGCCGAAGAGTTCTTTACCAGTACCTATCCAACCATCATGGCAGGTGAAACTACCAAAGTGCTTTTAAGCTCTACACCTCTGGGCTACAACCATTTCTGGAAATTTTGGAATGATAGCGAACAGGGCATAAATGATTTTAAAAACCTGTTCATACCCTATACAGAAATTCCAGGTCGAGATGAACGCTGGGCGGCCGAACAAAAGGGCATACTGGGCGATGTTAAATTTGCTCAGGAAGTTTTGTGTAGCTTCCTGGGATCCAGTTATACTTTGCTGGATGCCGATACCCTGAGTCGCATGAGTCCTCGTCAGTATGTCTATACCAAAGACGGTTTAGATGTGCTGGAAGAGCCCATCAGAGCCATCAAAGACGATGCCGGCAAGATTACTCAACCTGGCCATGTGTATGTCTGTGTGGTTGATACCAGTCGGGGAGTCGAAGGCGATTATAGTGCATTTGTAGTCATAGATATAACTGCCAATCCCTATAACATAGTAGCCAAGTACAGAGACAATAAAATAGCACCCCTGCTGTATCCAACCATGATACACAATGTGGCCAAGATGTACAACAATGCCTGGACACTGGTGGAAATCAATGACAATGGTCAGCAGATTGCCGACATACTGCATCATGAGCTAGAATACGAACAGATTTTATATGTAAACCGTGGCAAACAGGGCCAGGTTGTTAGTGGTGGTTTTGGTGGTGGTAGCAGCGCCAATGGCGTTAGAACCGACAAAAAGATTAAACGCGTGGGCTGCAGTCAGCTTAAAACTCTGATTGAAACTCAACGCATGGTTGTATTTGACCGTGATATCATCAGTGAGTTTAGCACGTTTATTGAAAGCAAGGGCAGTTATGCTGCCGACGAAGGGTATCATGATGATTTGGTCATGCCCCTGGTATTGTTTGGTTGGCTAACTACCAATCCATACTTTAAAGAATTAACCGATGTAAATCTGAGGGAAACCATATTTGAACAACAGATTAACCGCATCGAGGAAGAATTAACACCGTTTGGGTTCATAGAAGATGGTAGAGAACACACCGAACCCGAACAGTATATACAAGACGGAGATCTTTGGACCGTGCAGAAAGACAACACGAACTGGTTAAATTCTTAGATATTATAAATAGCGTATAATCAGATTCGTTTCTGCATAGTGAATGATCTAAAATAAGGAGATAAAAAAATGGCTTTCCAAGTTTCGCCCAATGTACTAGTCCAGGAGCGTGACGTTAGCTTGTTTGTACCTCAGGTATCTACAACAGCTGGTGCTTTTGTAGGTAACTTTAATTGGGGTCCAGCCGAACAATTCGTTACAATCGATAGTGAGAAAACACTTTACAATACCTTCGGTAGACCCGATGACAATAATTACAAATACTGGTTAACTGCAGCTAACTTCCTTAGCTATGGTAATAATCTCCAGGTCTCTCGCGTAGCCGATAGTGCAAGTCGTAATGCCAGTGCTGGTGGTACAGCACCACTGATTAAAAACCTTGACAACTACGAAGGCGATCTAGGCTATACAGCACCGACTTTAACCAGCACAGAATATGTGGCTAAGTATCCAGGTACATTAGGCAACAACTTAAAAGTTAGTGTCTGTGATTACAACAGCTATGCTTTTGCAGCAACTGTTACTGCGGTATTTACCACAGGTGCAACAGTAGTTAGCCTAACCAGACCAGTTCCACAGGGCTCTTGGGTTGAAGTTACCCTAGATGGTTCAGTGCAAAGATTTCAAACTACAGCAGCAGCTGCACAAAGTGCAACTACACTAACATTTACAAACAGCAGTGGTTTAACAACTGGTTCAACCAGTACAGCAACCCTGTTATGGGAATACTGGAATCAGGTAGAAAGTCGTCCTAGCAACAGTCGCTATGCTTTAAGCAAAGCCAGCGCTAGCTCTAGTGCAACCATCTATGACGAACTACATGTTTTTGTCATTGACGAAGACGGTGGTATCAGCGGTACAGCTGGTACAGTATTAGAAAAATTCCAAGGACTGAGCAAGGCTACTGATGCAGTTAGTCAAGACGGTCTTAGCAACTACTACAAAACCTATTTAAATCAAAACAGTCAATATATTTACTGGGGTAGTCATACTGCCAGCACAACCAGCTCAGCAGGTAACAGTTTAGCCTGGACAGCAGTAAGCCCAGCAACTGGCGCAACTGGTTTCAATGTAATGAATCAGGTAGTAAGCAAGAGCTTAACTGGTGGTGTGGATGTTACACCTACAGATGCTTTATTACAAACACAGTATGCTAAATTAAGCAACGCTGAATTGTTTGACGTTAGTTTAATACCAGTAGTTGGTGTAAACTTTGACAATCAAACAGCTCGTAGTGTTGTAGACAATGTTGCAGATGTTCGCAGAGATTGTGTGGTGTTTTGCAGCCCAACCAGCAGCATATTAACAACAGCAGAAAGTGTTACAGCTGATAGAAACTCAAACTTCAACAAGGACAGTTCATATGCTGTCATGGACAGTGGTTGGAAATACCAATATGACCGCTACAACGATGTTTATCGTTGGGTTCCATTAGCAGGCGACATGGCCGGGTTGTGTGTTCGCACAGACTTCGTGGCTGATCCATGGTATAGCCCAGGTGGTTATAACCGCGGTCAGGTTAAAAATTTAGTAAAACTTAATTGGACACCAACTAAAACTGACCGAGATATCCTATATAGATATCAGGTAAACCCAGTGGTTACACAACCAGGTTTAGGTACAGTATTATTTGGCGACAAAACTCTTACACAGAAACCTAGTGCTTTTGACCGAATCAACGTACGACGTTTATTCATTGTATTAGAAAAAGCCATTGCGACTGCTGCTAAATTCCAATTATTCGAGTTCAACGATGCATTTACTCGTAGCCAATTCACAAGTTTGGTAGAGCCATTCTTGAGAGATGTACAGGGCCGTCGTGGTATCATTGATTTTAGAGTAGTGTGTGATGACACCAATAATACAGCTGAAGTAATTGATCGTAACGAATTTGTTGCAGACATTTACATCAAACCAGCTAAGAGCATCAATTACATTACACTGAACTTCATAGCTACCCGCACAGGTATTGCTTTTGAAGAAATTGGCGCTTAAGGAATAAAGGAGAAAGAAAATGGCAGAAAGATCAATATTTAACGTTGATCAGTTTAAAGCCGCATTAGTTGGTGGTGGTGCTCGTGCCAACCAATTCTTTGTGGCGCTGAGTTTCCCAACGTACGTAACATTAGGTAGTGTGGCTAGTGCCCAGGCAGCGTTCCTTGTGAATGCTGCAGCTTTACCTGGCAGTGTAGTCAATCCAACCATTGTTCCATATCGTGGTCGTGAAGTTAAACTAGCAGGCGAACGTGTATTCGCACCCTGGACCTTGCAGGTTCTTAACGATGTTAGTTTTAATATTCGTAACCAATTGGAAAAATGGATGGCTGGCATGAACGACCTTAAAAACAACAATGGTCGTACTAATCCACGCGATTACCAGGCTAACATTACAGTAACACAGTTAGATCGTAACAACAACCCACTGAAGGTTTATACACTGTATAGTGCATTCCCAACAAACGTCAGTGATATTATTTTAAACTATGGTGAAAATGATACAATTGAAACCTATACCGTGGAGTTCCAATATCAACACTATGAAACTAGTTTTGATACACTTCTTAGTGCTGCTAATGTAATCAACAACACAGTTGGTTCTGGCACTGGTATACTAGGTATCTAATACCTTAATTAGGAAATTATAATGGCAGATATTTCGTTATTTGGATACAAATTGACTCGAGATAAACCTGAGCCTAAAAATGCTCAGAGTTTTATACAACCACAAAATGACGACGGAGCCACGGCAGTCAATGCCGCTGGCTTCTTCGGCACGTACTATGACATTGATGCCAGTGCTAAAAGCGAAGTCGATTTAATCAATCGATATCGTGACATAGCATTATATCCGGACTGCGACAGTGCCATTGAAGATATAGTCAATGATGCTGTAGCTTCTGAAGACGATGAAGCAGTGGTCAAGATCGACCTGGATAAAGTTGAGCTTAGCGCCAACATTAAAAAGTCTGTTGAAGAAGAATTCAATAACGTATTAAAGTTATTGGATTTTAACAGTAAAAGTCATGACATTTTTAAACGCTGGTATGTTGATGGTCGTTGCGTGTATCATAAAATTGTTGACACCAACAAACCCAAACAGGGCATTTTAGAATTACGCTACATAGATTCGCGAAAAATTAAAAAAGTACGTAAACTAGACCGTAAAAAAGATCCCAACACCGGTGTTGAAATTATCACCAACATGGAAGAATTTTTCATCTATAATGAAAAAGGACTGGTAGCTGTTGGCCCAACAGCTCCTAATGCCATGCAGGGTATTAAGATAGCCACAGACGCCATAGCGTACTGTACCAGTGGGCTAATTGATCAGGACAAGAACATTGTCATGGGTCATTTACACAAGGCCATTAAAGTTGTAAATCAGCTTAGAATGGTCGAAGACAGCCTGGTCATTTATAGAATGACTCGAGCACCAGAACGCAGAATATTTTACATAGACGTAGGTAACTTGCCCAAGGCCAAGGCCGAACAGTATGTAAAAGGCATCATGAACCAGTATCGTAACAAGGTCACCTATGACGCTACGACTGGTGAAATACGAGACGAAAAGAAAACCATGAGCATGTTGGAAGACTTCTGGATGCCTCGCCGTGAAGGTGGCAAAGGAACAGAAATTACAACACTGGATGGTGGTGCTAATCTAGGCGAAATAAACGATATTAACTATTTCCAAAATAAATTATATCAGAGCCTAAATGTACCAGTTAGTCGTATGAGAGCAGACAACGGCATGAATTTTGGTCGTCAGGCAGAAATTACCCGAGACGAATTAAAATTCAGTAAATTTGTTAGCCGTCTACGTAAAAAATTCGGTGAGTTATTTGATGACTTGTTAAAAACTCAGTTAATTCTCAAAGGCATTATGCGTGAAGAAGACTGGGATAAAATCAAAGAAGACATCTATTATAATTATACTCAGGACACCTACATGGCCGAAGCCAAGCAGGCTGAGATACAACGTAATCGCATTGACTTATTAAATGCCATCAATCCCTATGTGGGAACTTACTTTAGCCGAGAATTTGTCTATACTGACATCTTGCATCTGACCGAAGAAGAACGTCTAAAGATACAAAAAGAAATACAACAGGATCAACAGTTGCAACAGCAGTTGCAGATGCAACAGCAGGGCGCACAGCAACCTGGTAGTACACAGGCTGCGGCATTAACCAACAGTCTGGGTGGAAGTGTTGGTAGTGGCGATGACATACAGGGTCCAGCACCATATAATCCCAGCAACCCTCAGGTTGAACACATAGATCGATTAAGATTATTTACTAAACAACATGGAGTTAAATCATGAGCATCACAACTGAACTAGTTGATAACATTCTTCAAGACAACAATGCTGAAGCACAACAAAATTTTTCAGACATCATGGGAGCTAAAATAACTGCAGCTCTGGATGCTCGCAAAGTAGAAGTTGCTCAGTCCCTAGGAGCTAATGATGTTGAAGTTCAAACAGATTAGAGAAGCTGCAAAAATCAATCCCTATGCCATAGGCATGGCCGTAGCTAAGAAAAAAGCTGGACTAGGAACAGCCAAGGCTGAAGATTTGCCTAAGAACATTATTACCAAGGCTCATGAAATTGCCAAAAAGATCAAGGCCAATGAAAATTTTGATCATGTCTTGGACATGAACGAAGAACAATTAGCGGAATTGAGTAAAGCAACTATGCGTAGTTATTTAACCAAAGCACCTAAATCAGCTCGTATCATGGGTCAAATTGCCACTGATTATCAGAACCGAGCCGAGCGTAAACGCAATCCTGGTTTAAAAGGGGCTTTTAACAATCTAAGTCAAAAATACAAAAAGAAGGCCTGGAATCGCGAAGACAACATACAAAAGGCCGTAGATAAAATAGCAGGAGACAAATAATGGCCGTACAATACAACGTAATTAAAAACGATCGCCAACGTGCAGTATTGCATTTTTATGCCAGTGCAGCTGGTGACAGTGCTACAGTTACACTGCTAAGTCTGCGTAGAACAGATGAGATTGCAACCTCAACAACCAGCGAATTAACTGTTAATATTTGTGGTGCATATTCAAACATACCATCCATTTCTGATAGTAGTATTTTAGTGCGTCGTGGCACTTCAAGTGGCACAGTGGTGTTAGAACTCCATGGGTGTAATGAATATCCAGGTAATCAACAATTGCCTACATTGGACTTAAATAATACTAGTAGTATTTTTGTATTGTTTGAATCCTCAGGTATGTTGATGTTAGATCTTAAAAAAGTAAATGGATACGCAGGTCCAAATACTAACGTTGGAGTATAACATGAAGCTAATTACAGAAACCGTACAGGATATACAATACATTAAAGAGGCTCGAGAAGAAGGCGGTAAAGCCTATTATATCGAGGGTCCTTTCTTGCAGACTGAAATTGCCAATCGCAATGGTCGAGTATATCGTAAAGAAACCATGGACAAAGAAGTCCAACGATACATTAAAGAATATGTTAACACGAAACGAGCATTTGGTGAGTTAGGCCATCCAGATGGTCCAAGCATCAATCTGGATCGTGTTAGCCATATGATTGTGAGCCTCAAAGCCGAAGGCAACAATTACATAGGTCGTGCTAAGATCATGACCGAAACACCTATGGGACGCATCGTTAAAAACCTCATTGACGAAGGTGCTCAGCTAGGTGTTAGCTCTCGTGGAATGGGTAGTTTAAAAGTGAATTCAGAAGGTGTAAATGAAGTTCAAGATGACTTTTATCTAGCAACCGCAGCTGACATTGTCGCTGATCCAAGTGCCCCAGACGCTTTTGTGCGTGGTATCATGGAAGGCAAAGAATGGATGATGGTTGAAGGTCGATTTGTAGAAAGACAATACGACCAGGTCCGTAGCATAATCCAACAGACCAAAGGCAAAGATCTTGACGCAGCAAAAATTGCGGTATTTGAAAATTACATAAAACAAATATCAAAATAATAGAACTTATAAATAATAGAAACCCCGTTTTAGGAGACCTTTAAAATGTCATTAGAAACAAAAATTCGCGAGCTCATGGAAAGTAAAAAAGCCAAAGCTCAGCAATTAGATGAAGCTCTGGGCCAAGAGGGCACAGTGCAGCAAGGCAGTAGTGAAAAAGCTACTTATACTGAAATTAATCCTCATACAGGTGCTGCTGTAAATCCAGAAGACACCACTGTTAAGAAAGGTGCTCAAGAAGCTCAGGCTAAACAAGGCTCCAGTGAAAACGCATCTTATACAGAACAAGATCCTCATAATGCACAAGCAGTTACAACAGCTCAGACAGTTCAAAAGGGTCAAGGCGCAGGCCAAGCACCTAATTACGAAGCTGGTGTAGATTCTGCCAGTGTGGTAAATCAGGCATCAAGCGCTGGTAATGTTAAAAAAGAAGACGTAGATACAGATTCTGAAGACATTATTACCGAAGAAGATATCGATGACACCGCTGAAGAAATTCAGGCTGCTCCTCGTAAAATCGAAATGAATTTAGAAGATTTGCGCAAAGACATTGATAGTGTATTTGCAGCAGATACAAACTTAAGCGAAGAGTTCAAAACTCAAGCTAGTAAAATTTTCGAAGCTGCTGTTATTGCTCGTGTAAATCACGAAGTTGAGCAATTAACTGCGGAATTATCAGAACAAAACGCAGTAGAATTCGAAACCCTCAAAGAAGGTCTTGTAGAAAAGGTTGATTCATATTTAAATTATGTTATAGAACAATGGATGAAAGACAATGAGATTGCCGTGGAACAAGGTTTACGCACAGAAGTTGCGGAAGACTTTATGCTTGGTTTAAAGAATCTTTTCCAAGAACATTACTTTGAAGTACCAGAAGACCGTATCGATGTATTGGAAGATATGTCTGCTAAGGTTGACGAAGCATCAGCAAAACTTGACGAAACAATTGCAGCTAATGTAGCTCTTAAAACAGAGTTAGATGGCATTAAACGCGATCGTATCGTTGAAGCTGCTTGCAAAGACCTCACAGCAACAGATGCGGAAAAAATGTCTAAACTATTGGAAGGCGTAGAATTTGACAATGAAACACTTTTTGCAGAAAAAGTAAAAGTTGTTAAAGAAAATTACTTCCCAGGCAATACTCCGGTTAGTCCAGAGAAAATGCTTGAAGAGCAAGTTCAAAACCAAGGCGAAAAATTAACCGAACAGGTTGTAACAGGAAACATGAAAGTGTATGCTGAAGCACTGGGTAGAACAGCCAAGTTTAATAAATAATTGAATCAACAATTCCTTCAGGAGAAATACTAAAATGGCAACATTAATGGAAAAATGGGCACCGGTTATTAACCACGATGCTCTACCAGAAATCAAAGACGACTACAAACGTCATGTAACAAGCGTTCTTTTAGAGAACCAAGAAAAAGCTCTAATCGAAGAAAAACAAGCACTTTGGGAAGCAACACCAGCTAACGCTGCAGGTGCTGGTTTCTCAGGTCAAGTAAACTCACCAGCAAATGCTAACTTAGCAGGTTATGATCCAATCTTAATCAGCCTGGTTCGCCGTGCAATGCCAAACTTAATGGCATACGATGTTTGCGGTGTACAACCAATGACTGGCCCAACAGGTTTGATTTTCGCTATGAAATCAAACTACTCAGTACAAGGCGGTACAGAAGCGTTATTTAACGAAGCTGACACAGACTTTGCTGGTAGTTCTATCACTGCTCACGCTGGTTCAAATCCAGTAGCTAGCCCATACACTACAGGTGTTGGTATTGCTACAGGTGACGCTGAGCAATTAGGCGACACATATGCTTTTGGCGAAATGGCTTTCTCAATCGAGAAAACAACCGTATCTGCTAAGACACGTGGTTTAAAAGCTCAATACACAGTTGAATTAGCACAGGACCTTAAAGCAGTTCATGGTCTTGACGCAGAAGGTGAATTAGCTAACATTCTTAGCCAAGAAATCTTATTCGAAATCAACCGTGAAGTTATCCGTACTATCTACAGTGCAGCACAACCTGGTGCACAAACTGGTGCTACAACAACTTTCGGTACATTCGACTTAGACACCGATGCAAACGGTCGTTGGTCAGTAGAACGCTTCAAAGGCTTACTGTTCCAAATCGAACGTGATTGCAACAGCATTGCTCAAACAACACGTAGAGGTAAAGGTAACATTCTAATCGTATCAGCAGACGTAGCTTCAGCTCTGTCAATGGCTGGTATCTTAGATTACACACCTGCTCTATCAACTTCACTAAACGTTGACGACACAGGCAATACATTTGCTGGTGTATTAAACGGTAAGATCAAAGTTTATGTTGATCCATATTCAGCAAACTTAAATACAGCTAGCCAATTCTACGTAGCAGGTTATAAAGGTACAAGTCCTTATGACGCTGGTATGTTCTATTGCCCATACGTACCATTACAAATGGTTCGTGCTGTAGATCCAAGCACATTCCAACCTAAGATCGGATTCAAAACACGTTACGGTCTAGTAACAAATCCGTTCACAAGCTTAACAGCTGGTACAAATACATACTACAGACGAGTAAAAGTAACAAACTTAATGTAATATGGATTGGTAGGAAACATAGTAATCAAGTCAAGGGAGTTTTCGGACTCCCTTTTCTTTACTTGATAAATATAGTTAAAGGTATTAATAGATCACGCAACCCAGGTACACACTAATACTATAGGTGTGTCAATAGAAAGTCAATAGGACCTTATGATTACTTCATTTACAACCAGATATACAGCAACAACTAGCATTGGTGCCAGTTTAGGACTGACAACAACAGCAAACTATTTGAAACCAAATAGTTTTAGATTTCAGATTGCAAAATTACCCAATATCACATATACTTGTCAGAGTGCGAATTTACCACCACTGCAACTAGGTGCTGCTATTCAGACTAGTCCGTTTGTTGATATACCACACCCAGGTGATAAAATTAACTTTGGTGACTTTACCATTAGGTTTTTAATCAACGAAGACATGAGCAACTACAAAGAACTCTATGACTGGATAGTCAGCATGGGCGTTCCTAGTCGTGGTGAACAATGGGCTAAAATTGGCAATAGAGCCAGTGCATTTGATACCGAAAAATATCAGAGTAACTTTAGTGATGCCAGTTTGATTATTTTAAACAGCAACAACAATCCTGTGGTTAGACTCAACTTCCAGGATTTATTTCCGGTCAGCATCGAGGGGTTAGATTTTGATTTAACCACAGCTGGCATGGAATACTTCATAGGCATAGCCGCTTTCCGTTATAAATTATTTACCATAGAACAGTATTGACACAATAGATAATTTACTATATAATGGCTGTATCTGAATTGTGGAGTAATTATGAAATTAGCTGAAATACAGGAAATGTGGACCAACGACAGTCGCATAGACGAAACCAATCTGGGCTCGGAAAGCGCCAAGATTCCCAAACTACACGCCAAATATCTCAATCTGCTAGTCAATGCAAAATTAACTACACGCCGAAGCGAATCGGAATATTTACGCATGCGTCGTCTTAAATGGCGATATTATCGTGGCGAAATGACTCAGATTGAACTAGACGAAGTAAACTGGCCGCAATGGCAGGGTGTTAAACCACTTAAAAATGAAATGGATGAATTCATAGCCACGGATACAGATTTAATTGTACTACAGGATAAACTAGAATATCACCGAACCGTACTCAGCCTGCTCGAAGGCATACTAAAAAGCATACACAGTCGAACCTGGGACATTAAAAATAGTATTGAATGGACCAAATTTACCAACGGAATGATATAATGGCTGATAGATTATCAAAATTTAGAACTAGACTTGAAAAGATAGGTATAGATGTAACCTTTGCGGCCAATTATCCTTGGATTTATTTTGATACTATTAACGGAAAAGAAGTGACAGGAACATTCCATGCCAATCATGGTTGGACTGCTTTCTTTTTACATTTGGATGGTTCTTATCATTTCAGTGATAGACGAGAAGTGTTTAAAAAAGTAAGGGAGTTGATATAATGGAACCTGAATATAGCCAAGAGTTTAAATTTTGGTATGAAAGATTGTTTTTACAAAGCCCTAGGTTATGTGGACTCAAGTATGACGATGAAAAACTGTGGGAAGCCTGGAAAGCTGGACATGATCAAGGCGTAAAAGATGGCCAACATAACCATAAAGCCTAAGGATCAGGTACATTGTCGTGTAGATGCCGATGTTGGCATCATGCAGGAACTGTCTGATTATTTTACTTTTGAACAGCCCGGTGCTCGTTTCATGCCCCAGTACAGAGCCAAGCTCTGGGACGGCAAGGTGCGGTTATACAGCATGTTTACCCAGGAGCTGTATGCGGGACTCATACCCTATGTCAAGGCATTTGCAGCTCTAAATAACTATACGGTTGAAAATACCATTGAGCCAGGGCCAGAACCCTATTTGGATGTACGTCAGTGGTTAGATGACCTAAATTTACAGGGTCATGGTAAACCCATAGAGGTTCGAGACTATCAGATCGATGCTGTACAGCACGCCATTTATTCGGAACGAACACTGTTATTAAGTCCAACTGGTTCAGGCAAGAGTCTAATCATATACAGCATAATGCGGCATCATCTGGAAAAAGGCCGCAGTCAGCTCATATTGGTTCCAACCACCAGTTTGGTTGAACAGTTGTATGCAGACTTCCAGGACTATAGTAGTGCCAATGGATTTAAAACTTCCGAACATGTGCATAGAGTATATGCTGGCAAGGACAAAGATGCTGACTATCCCATCATAATCAGCACCTGGCAAAGTCTCTATCAGTTACCCAAGAAGTATTTTGAACGATTTGATGTAGTCTATGGTGATGAAGCTCATTTATTCAAGGCCAAGTCACTGACCAGCATATTAAATAAAATGCCACACTGCCGCTATCGCATTGGCACTACAGGCACTTTAGATGGCACCCAGACTCATAAACTCATACTAGAAGGTATCTTTGGGGCGGTTCACAAGGTAACCACAACGCGCCAGTTAATTAAAAATGATCAGCTGGCCGACCTGGACATAACTGTATTAACGCTGGAATATCAGGAAGCACAACGCAAGGCTGCTAGAGCATTTACCTATCAGGATGAAATGGATTTCCTTACCCAGTATGAACCTCGCAACAAGTTTATACGCAACCTGGCATTAGCTCAGACCGGTAACACCCTGGTGCTGTTTCAGTATGTAGAAAAGCACGGCAAACAACTGCATGCCATGATTGAAGCCAAGGCGGCTGAAGGTCGTAGAATCTTTTTTGTCTATGGCGGAACTGATACAGATCAGCGGGAACAGGTGCGTCACATTACAGAAAAAGAAAACGATGCCATCATAGTTGCCAGCTACGGCACATTTAGTACAGGCATAAATATTCGTAACCTGCATAATATTATTTTTGCCAGCCCCAGCAAGAGTCGTATTAGAAACCTGCAAAGCATTGGACGAGGTCTTAGAACTTCAGAAAGCAAAGATCGTTGTAAACTATTTGATCTGGGTGATGATCTAAGCTGGAAAACCAAAAAGAATTTTACACTATTACATCTGGCAGAACGAATTAAAATATACAATGACGAACACTTTGACTATAAACTTGTTAAGGTTCAGTTAAACTAATGCAGTATAAAACACTTAAATTTAAAAATGGTGATTTGGTTGCCTGTGGTGTAGACGATAAACTCACCATAGAAAAACTAAATGATTATGAATACATTGCCATACAGGATGCGGTAGTTTATAGTACATTTAAATTTATTAACCAGATGGGCCAGGTTGTTGAAACTGTAAGCATGGCGCCATACATACCTACAAGTTCGGATCATGAAATTTTAATCCCCACTGACAGTATTTTGACCATCTGTGACCTTAGGCCCGGTGCACT